CTGGCCCTTAGTGGCGGTGTTGATCGTCGCGACGGACTCGAAGAAGTAGTCAAACACGGCGGTAGCGGCGGTGGGGACGTTGCCGACAACGCGCCAGTTGCCTCCGTCCTCGAAGATAGAGTCAATCACCTTGTCGAACTGGTCGATCTTCACATCGGTCGAGGTGGGGTCGTCACTGGTGAAGTTGAGGGTATCCTTGAGAGTGAACAGCTGGTCGGCAGCGGAGAAGTCCACAGCGCTCTGCCCCTCTCCCGGGTTGAAGATAGTGCCGTTGGCGGCATCATAGGTGAGGATGGAAATTGCAGCGTTCCCGGAGTGCAGGTCGGCGAGCATTTCTTTAGTAAGTGTTGCCATAGTCTTATACTGCTTTAATGATTACTTTGAAATTGATGATACGAGCGTGGAATCCGAAGTCGTCAGCGGTGTCGCCGACGTAACGCGGGTGTCCGTCTATGAGATACTTTCCGATTGAGAGCGGGGCGTCGTAGAACTTCTTTTGCATCGCGGAGAGTTTCTTTGCGTTCTTCATTTCCTTCACATCCCTCGCAAAAAGGTGTAGCGACACGCGACAATCCCCATAGGCGGCATTATCCGACACTCCGCCCGTGACCTTCACGACAACAAAATCGCTTATCTCGTCATCGGTCGCCTTCGGGCGATTGTTCCAGACATGCGCAGAAACGCCAAGTCCTCTCACAGCGTCGGTAATCGCCTTCTCTATGTCGGTTATGTCGAAATCGTTACGCATTTTTATCTAACGGGTTTGAAGTATGAATAAAACTCGCTTTGGGCGTTGAAAGAAACATCGAAGAAAAAATCCTCCTCAAGGTCAAACCGATAATACCCTTCCATCTCTGAAAGGATAAGGACCACCCATCCGGAAGTGTCGGAAAGGAGCCTTTCTGCCGTAGCCTGGGCTGTCCCAGGCATATCGTCGCTATCTCCGCCATTATGAGCGCCGGATGCTATGATAGACCCGTTGTGGGCCACGGCATAGGCCATCGTGTTATCTTCATTGGGATGGTACATGAACATAGCGTGGGCTTTGTGCACCTCGACCAGATAATCAAGTCCGGCCTTTGCCAATCGGACCATTCCTTCCCGGATGTACTTTTCCTCGAACTTCTCGAACTCGGAAAAAGCCTTGGAGATAACGGATCGGTTCTTCTGACGGAGAGTGCTCATTAGTTCATAATGTTGTCGACCCAGATATTCGTTCCCCAATTATAGGTAGTCATCTTAACCACCTTGACACGAAAAGTCTTGACCGCATCCGTCATTTCGAGGACCGTCCCCGTAGGCAGGTCGGTAATGAACATCGGGCAAGAGATTTTGTAGTCCGCCACGATAACCTCACCGGAAGTCCGCATGCCGCCCGTAGAAGTACGATAACCCCACGGCATGACCGTTACTTCCTCTGTGACGAACAACCCGTCTACGGATCGCCGAGGGTTCATCTGCCCGTCGTAAACAACCTTCTGCAAGGTCATTTCCGAAACAACAGGATTCCCCTCATCGTCCGTAACGGGAAGTCCGTTCTCGTCGAGGGATTCACAGATAACGATGAAAGTATAAGGCCATCGGGGATTATACATTACTTGTAAAGGGGGCTTAATCGGATTTGTGAAGTAGTGTCAAAGAACGGTTCGTTCCATTTCTCATAAAGAGCCCTCGCCATGCGGAGAAGCCCGTCACGGTTAACGGTATTCTTTATGGATACATAGTGCGTCCACCCGCCATCGGATTCCCCTTGTGTACCCGTCTTGACGGAAGACGTGGCCGCCGCAAACAATATGTCCGCGAAACACAGGTCCTTCTGCTTATCGGTAGCGCCCGAGAGCAGGGCGGTGTCATCGTCTATCCCCCGATGAACCATCGAGGCATAAAGGAAATCGTCGGAAAGGTCCATGTATGGCTCCGCTTTTGTGCGGAGCCAATTTACGAACAGAAGATTGTCAGCGATACTTGCCATCGTCTTACGTCAGTTTCGGAATTACACCACGTTCGGGTAGAGATACCACATGTACTGCGGAACTTCGGGAACGACCAGAGAGGTCATTTCGGTGTGGAAAGCCTGGCACTTCTTAACGGCATCCACGTCGATGGTGAGCAGGAGCTTGCCATCGTAGAAGGAACCGTAAGTACCGCCGGGCAGAGCGATAGGCTCAACGGTCAGCACGCGACCGATATTGCCATCGGGTACGAGCACAACCACGTCGGCCTCGAAGGAACTAAAGGTCTTGCGGCCAAAGTCCTTCTTTCCGGTCACGGGAGCCTCCACGCCAACGATGGAATCGATGGCCTTGATGGGAGCGCCGATGATGGACTCCAAAGCGCGGAGTTTCACATCCTCACCCATTACGGCTACGGAAGCGGCGGTGTCGGACACGGAGGCCGTCGGGAACAGGTTGAGGGCGATGTTCTTGAGAACAGCGGAGTGGCCGAGAATCTGCTTGAGATAATTCTTGTTAATCTCGAAGTGGACGGCGGTCAGACCTGCGTCATTGGCCTTCTCGACCATTCCGCGCATATCAGCGCAAGGATCGGAGGCGGAGCCTTCGTTTGCGGTGGTATGGGTGGCGGATGTCCACCAGCGCTGGTCGATGGTTAGCTGGTCGATATTGCCGCTCGGAACATGAGCGGAGAAGGAAAGGCCGTTCACGCCCTTCGGGTTATTGGCGAAGGTGATTTCGAACTTACCCTTGGAAACCATCTGGTTGCGCTGGAATGTCAGCGAGTTGGTATGGCCGCCGATGAGGGTGTCAACGGTGACGAACAGGGTCTCCAGGGCGCCACGCTGCACGCGGTCTGCACCAACGGCAGCAATGCGCTGCTCCAAAAGTAGCTGCTTGCGGATTTTGTCTTCGTTCAGATACTCCACATCTTTCATGCGGGGAATCTTGCCCGTCCACGACTTGTAACCCTGGGTTCCGCGAGGGATAGCAGGGGAGTCGAGGTCGTAGTAGTTCGACATCGGAGTGATGGAAACTTCGCGCTGAATCTGCTCATAGGCAAAGTCAGTCTGCATCTCGTCAAACACGAAACCGTCCAGCTGGAGGGAGTTGTATTTGCGAGCCATCACATCGTCCAGGAAGGCCTGGATGTACTTGCTTTCGGCACCACCGAGGGCGCGGGAGAGCAGGTCGTAGAATTGGATAGGATAAGCGTTCATATATCTGTCCTCCTTTTTTTATTCGGTGATGTAAGCGCCGGCAGGGAACTCGACCTGGACGACGTTCGGAACATTGGTCTTCATCAGAGCCTTCACGAGGGAAGCCGGGGTGAAATCGATGAGCAGGCCCTCGCCGTGGAAGTCGATGACGGCTCCGGTGGCGTTGGGTTCAGAGAGGTCACCCAGGTAGATGTCGTTGTAGAGATAGCCGTTTGCGCTCGGCATCTCAGACTCACCGGAAGGGATGAGGGCGACGGCGGCGCCTTCGGTGGCACCGGTCAGGGCGATGGTGACGTCGATAAGGCTGGCGTCAGTGGCATTCGCGGCGACGGCAGTGATGGCGACGGCAGAACCGGAAGTGACAAGTTTCATCTTGTCGGAGGTGGTAGGGATGACGCCGTACTCCTTGGGATCGATGGTGATACCGGTAACGGCAGCGGGAGAGCCGGACTCTGCGATGTCCTTGATCTCGTAAACAAGGACAGGCTTGATGACACCGGCGGAGAGGTTGACGGGCGTACCGGCAGGCAGGCGGAGGCCAGCCACGCGGTATTTCGCCGCGAGGACACCACCAACGGCGTGAGGATTGGGCTTACCAAGCCAAACGGGCTTGTTGGCGGCCCCGATTTCCTTTTTGGAAGAGCCAAAGGCGTTAAAAGTAGTCATTACGCTTGTGGTTTTGGGGTTAAACTTTATTTATTGGGTTCTTGTTTCCCGAACTTCCCGTCTGCGAAGGAACCAAGGAGGTTGTGCATCTGCTCATCGGAAGTGATGGGAGCGCCTGTCGAACGGAAGGGGGTGATGCTCTCGCCAAAGTATTCCTTAGCGTTGGCGTTGTACTCTGCCTCGAAGCGTTTGCCCGCGTCTTCGTCGGATTCGTCATCCTTTGTGGTAAAGAGCTTTTCGGTAAGTTTGAGCACCCTTTCGTCCGTGCATCCAGCCTTCTTCGCTGCGGCAATTGCCGAGGCAATGGTGGCTTTCTGCTTGGCCTTCTTGTCGTCATCCTCGCGCATGCGAAGAATCCTCTCGTTCTGCTCGCGGATGGTCTTGGCCCATGCGGGCTCCTCGTCGGTGTTTTTGAGAGGGTTCGTCACGTTGGTTTCGGGATGCTTGGCCTTGTAATCCGCAAGGGCGGCCTCGGCAGCGTCTTTTGCGCGTTTGATGCCGTCGATTTCCCCCTGGATTGACGTGGCCAGGAGTTTCACATCGTCCCTCTTGACAGCAGTTGCGATGTCATCCTCCTTTTCAACCGAACCCTCCAGGAACGAAGCGATCCGGTTGAGTGAATTGTCGCTTAACCCCAGACTCGCGTACTCGGTTTTAAGCGCTTCAAAGATTTTTTTCTTCATGGTTTTCAATGAACTTTTGGTAATACAAAACGCCCGAAGCCGTAACGGACTTAACCGCTACCACTCCGGGCCTATATCTGTCCTCAACGGGACTATGTTTTAGCCTCTATGTGCGCTCGATGGCGCTATCGTATGTCTTGTATGGACATCTCGCCGACGCGCTTACAATGGGGGCATCGGACGGAAAGGCGCAGCCTTCCTTCGAGTTCCTGAACCCTAACGGGGAGCGTTTTTCCGCAGTAGGGGCAACTCACTTGTACCCCTTTATTTGCACTCTTGTCGTCCATACACGCACAAATATATATCCCGAAAATCAATACATCTCAATTTATATTGATTTGTATTGAGAAATGTATTGCATATTTGTGTCGATGGCAGATTACGATGTAATAGACGAAAGGAAATACCTTGACCCCGTGTTCCTCGAATACGGGATGGAGGTGTACTCCAATGAGTATATCGAAAAACTCCGTAAGGAAAACCTCGAACTCAAGAAGAAAGGGAAGCGGTCGTACAATATCATCCCTCAGGCTGGTTTTCAGGAGAAGGTTCTCACGAACGAGGCTGACATTATTATCTGCGGAGGTGCGCGTGGCGGCGGAAAGACAAGTTGCGCCCTTATAGGTGCGCTCCCTTATGCCGAGAACCCAGACATCAACATGTACGGATTCCGTAGGTACGAGGCGGATGTCAAGCGCGGAATCTGGAAAAGCGCCAAACAGATATTTCGCGGGTTCGCCAACTTCGCGGACACGTCCTTTGAGGCCAAGTTCTATAACGGAACTGGCGCGACCATGAAGATGGAACACCTCG